TTCTATTCAGAAAACTCAACCACAGGATCGGACGGCGTATTAGGCAATGAATACATCTGCTTGCGAGACGATGTCAACAAAGTGTATGTGGGTCGTTCAGATGTCTGCGTCAATAGGTCAATGGACTCTACCTACAGTTATATACAGATTGACAAGATAGACTGGGCCACACAGGAATACATTGTGGGACAGACAGGTGACTTGATAGGAGACACCAGCCAATATTGGAGTGGGTGCTATGAACTCAATCAAGGATGGGGTGGAACTTCAGGTGGTGGTTGTCCTGCTCTAAATGATCAATATGGCGGACAGATCAACTATGGATATGTAGAACGCACACTTACAAACCTCGCCGCAATAAACATCGCACTGGAACAGGCTGGCATAGAAGCAACAGGCTACAACTATTCTTGGCGTGTGAAGAATTGGGATTCGGAATACAAAGACAGTGGTAACGGTAGAAGCACAGCAGATCCTTTTCAGGTGGAAATAGTGGTTCGTGACACACAAGGCAATGCCGTATTTTCAAAAACCTATGATTACAGTCGTTATATTTCTGAATGGACAACATTCGCCGGGGAAGAAACATTTGCTAATCCTTTCGATGCAAACACTCTATCAGAGATTGAACTAAATGTGACTGGTAAAGATTTGGGATACTGGGCAGGATACTACGGTCCAGAATTTCAAGATCCTTCAATCAAACTGAACTACAGATATGCAGGCAATCCTGTAGCAGACGAAAGCCTGGAGGATCGAGTATTGCTGTCAGCACAGTGTTCAGCAGATCCTACGTTTTCACCAGAATGTCCAGGCTATAATGATGCTGTAATGGCGCAGATTTCACCTCAACAAGATATATACGGTACAGGCACACAAGACTTTTCAGGCTCATCTAGTTCTACCATGGGAGGGACAAATGATGGTACAATGGATTCAACAAATTCTGGAATGGCTGGAGTGGATCAAGCTACGCAGGCACCAGGATCAAATGTGCAAGAAACGCAGGCCGAAACAGAGCCAGCCAGCAATCAAACACAAGGACCAGGACTGAACACCGATCAATTAGCCGCTCTAGAAGCGGCTGACAGTGTTGCTAACAGTGCACAAAGCATTGCATCGCAAAGTTCAGCACAGAGTCTTACAAGCAGTGCTAACCCCCAATCAAGTTGGAGTTCACCTGGATCAACTGATGGCGCAGGCACCGGTTTCGGATCAAACAGTTTCGGTAATAACACAGGTAATTCTTCAATGGGCATGACAGGCTCAACTAGCAACGATAACGACACTGCTCTCGCACAGGGCGGCTCTGTGCAGACAGAGGATATCACCGGAGAATCTGCACTGGCACAAAGCAATGAACTCAGTCAGGGTGCGGACATGGCCGACATTGAATTGGCTTCACTAAATTTAGACCTAATTGCAGATGTAGTAAATAGTATTGCCAAGAACACACTGAAAGATATCAAAGAAGAGCAAGAAGAAGAAATGGAACAGGCAAATGAAAAAAGCATTGCTGAATCAAATGCACTGGAAGATGAATTAGTGGCAGAAGCTCTTGCAGGTTCCGACTCAGAAGAAGCACAATTGGCACTGTTAGGATTTAATCCAGACTTTAGAGCTTATCAACAACCGCAATTACCGGACGGTGAAATTTATCCTCCGAAGCAAGTTTATGCAGGACAGGAAAATTATGATAATCCCAGTTCACGTTTTTTCAACGGAGCCAGTGACGCAAAGCACAAACAGATGGTAAGGAGTCAGTATGAATAGTGCAGAAAGAACAAAATATTCTCCTGTATTATGCTGGACCAGTGAGTGGCAGGGCGACACTTTGAAAATCAAGAAGTTGAACACGAAAAGTTCAAACTTTCAAAAAGCATTAGATAAGGAAATGGCAAGAAGGGCATGGAAGCAATAATATTTGGGTTTCTGGCGTACTTTGGTTCGGAAATAGCAGAGTACACCCATAACACATATGACAGAATACAAGAATGCATACAAACACAGTGTGCTGAAGAGAACAAATACCCTGAAGGCAAAATAATATTGCAACAAGGGGAATACATTATAGTAGATCACGAATTAGGAGAGGGCAATGAGTGATAAAGACCTAGGGGACATGACTGAAAACTTTGAAGCGGAAGTTGAGAACCTAAAACACACAAAGATGAAACTGTTTGGTATCACGATAACGCCAACCACAGCAATGGCGGCGTTTGCACTAACAAGCAGTATCATTGGCGGCTTATATGGTGCGTTCATGGTTTATAATGATTACATGGACATGAGAGAAAAGTTAACCAATCTCGATGTAGAAGCAATCGAAGTGCGTAACAATGAGATAGAATTAAAATTAGACGAAGCTATTGATTACACCAGAGATATAAAAGATGGGTTGCGTGACGATATATTGAAATTGGAGTCCAGCATTGACAGAATGGAAGATAAAGTTGATGCCAGTGAAAATAGGGTCAAGGACAGCCAAGACTCTATCGAAACTCATCTAGAAACCATTCGTGACGAAATGAATGACGTAAGAAAAGATGTGGCACAGAGCACCCGTGAGATTGAAAGTTTAATGCGCGAAACTGAAAAAGACGTTCGCGATACAATGCGTAGCACCGAAGACAGGATTGACGGTGATATGCGCCAGTTAGAAACGGATTTAACTGAGATGGTTCAGGAAGCATTGGATAATCCCCTGAACGATATGTAATACAAGTGGGAGGAGGGCACCACTATGATCGCTGAATTAGCGGCCGCTAATGCCGCGTTTGACGTTATCAAACAGAGCATACAGAACGGCAAAGAAATCTACGAGGCTGGCGAAGCAGTCGCGGAATACTTCGGACTTAAAACCGAAATCCAAAAGAAAGCACACGAGCACGGATACAAAAGTGATCTACAAGCCTTTATGGCCGCTGAACAACTGAAGAAACAAGAAGAAGAGTTGAAGAACATGATGATCTATCAAGGTCGTGGTGGCATGTGGGACGACTGGCTGAAGTTTCAATCAGACATGAAAAAGTCTCGTGAAGAAGAAGAGAAGGCACAGAAGCGTGCCAAGCTGAAAAGAAAAAAGGCATTGCAAAACACTCTTATTGTGATAGGAGCAGTTGTGGGTGTAGTTGCGCTGATTGGGTTTAGTATCTGGGGACTGATAACGTTCGGCAAATAACCAATATGGTGTCTGCCACTGTTCCGCACTGATATATAGTGTATGAACGAAAAATTTTCAAATGCCTGTAATCGCGTAGCCCAGGATTGTCCTCCTATATGGATGATGCGTCAAGCTGGTAGATACCATTCGCACTACCAAAATCTAAAAGAAAAGCACACATTTGAAGAGCTGTGCAAAACGCCGGAACTGGCCGCAGAGGTTGCTTTAGGACCCATCCAAGAATTTGACTTTGACGTAAGCATTCTGTTCAGTGACATTCTGTTTCCGTTCGAAGGGTTAGGTTTAAATTTACAGTACAATCCGGGACCTCAGTTTGAAGAGAAAGTGTCGCCGGACAATCATGAACGCTATATGGATTTAGAACGTGCGGTGGATTTCCTCAAGTTCCAAGGCGATGCAGTCAAGGCTACTCGCGCCGTGCTTCCCAGCGATAAAAGTCTAATAGGATTTGTGGGCGGCCCCTGGACCATGATGACATACGGTGTGGAAGAACGGGCTCCAGTTGATTTCAAAGACAGATACCTAAAAGCAGTTGTGTTACCCTTAATAAAAGAACAGATTATTCTGCAATTAGAAGCAGGCGCACAAAAAGTATTGGTGATCGACAGCGGACTAGACAGACTGGGCAGAACATATCTAAAAGAAACATACACGCATCTGCTAAATGAGCTTACCAGCTACGATGTAGCATATTACTGTAAAGGACTTACCACAGATATTACCCCACTGGTGTTAAACAAGTATTGGGGAGGAGTAGGCGTAGACAGTGCCGTTGATATAAGCCAAGTTATGGGCAACTTCACACAGGGATTTGTACAGGGCAACTTCAATGAAAACTATCTGCTATATCCCACGGATAGATTTGAACGCCAACTGGATCAGTTTTGTGGTCAAATGCAAGAACTTGATCGCACAGGGTGGGTGTGTGGACTAGGCCACGGCATAAACAAGAATACCCCCGAAAAACATGTTCACCAGTTTGTTGACAAGATACGATCCACTTTTAGTTGACATTCTCCCCCGCCCGTAATATAATACAAGCATGAACGATCTAAAGTTTACCACAGCAGGAGATTACATGCGAACCCAGCCAGACGCTATTATTCGACAGTTAGAAATTCATAACAGTCGTTTAAACAAAGAAGATATCATTCGTGCTGCACACAAAGAAGGTGTGCCTGAGTTCTTTGAAGGACTGCGTATGGCACTGGATCCGCTGGTAACCTTTGGTGTCAAACAGGTTCCTGCTACACTGAGCGATCACGAAAATGCCCAGGGGCTAAGTTGGGAAGTGTTCAAAGACCTTGCTGACAAGCTGATCAACCGCGAGCTGACCGGACATGCGGCGAGAGACGCCATTGAATTGGCACAAACCATTGCAACTACCGAACAGTGGAATGATTGGTATCGTCGTATTCTTATCAAAGATTTACGCTGTGGTGTTTCAGAAAAAACAGTGAACAAAGTGGTGCCGGGCACTGTTCCTGTGTTCACCTGTCAGTTAGCACACGATGCCGCCAATCATGAAAAGAAACTGGTAGGCAAAAAGCAGATAGAGGTTAAACTGGACGGTGTTCGTGTGATCACGGTGATACACGACGTGAATGGTGAAAAGGTAGAGATGTTCAGCCGCAACGGCAAACAGTTCCACAACTTCGAGCACATTATCACAGAACTAAAAGCAGTACTACAGGAAAAACCCGCACCTTATCCTATGATGCTGGACGGCGAAGTAATGAGTGCAAACTTTCAAGACTTAATGAAGCAGGTGCACCGCAAAGAGAATGTTAGGGCAAACGATGCAGTGTTACACCTGTTTGATTGTGCTCCGCTAGAAGACTTCCTGAATGGTGGCTGGGATAAGCCGCAAAACATCCGCAGTTTGTTTACCAAGCACTGGGTAGAAGAAAACAGTCACATGCTACAGCACGTACAAGCATTGGATTGGGAAGAAGTAGACTTTGATACACCAGAAGGACAAGCTCGCTTTGTAGAGCTTAACAAGCAGGCTGTTGACGGCGGATACGAAGGTGTTATGATCAAAGATGCAGATGCACCTTATGAAAGCAAAAGAAGTCATGCCTGGCTTAAAAGCAAGCCGTTTATAGAAGTTAGTTTAGAGGTAACGGAAGTTGAAGAAGGTACTGGAAGGAATGCAGGACGTCTTGGAGCAATTGTATGCCGAGGCACCGACGACGGTAAAGACATACTTGTCAACTGTGGCAGTGGGTTTACTGACAATGATCGCATTGCATATTGGGATAGCCGCGATAGCCTTATTGGTCAAATCGTAGAAGTCAGAGCAGACGCTGTTTCACAAAACCAGGACGGCACTTACAGTCTGCGCTTTCCTAGATTTAAAACATTCCGCGGCTTTGAAGCAGGTGAGAAGATCTAAATCGTGAAGGTTAGGCTGCATAAAGGATATGTGGGAGAAATAGATGAAATATATCTATATACTGCCGCGGCTTATCTAGAATGGCAAAACACACCGTTAGGACAATGGTGTAAAGATCGCGGAATCGAAACTGACTTTACAACCGCATATTCAGCCTCGCATTATGGCGTAGAATTCTGTGTGTTTGGCGAGATGAAAGAGAAGGACTATATACTGTACCTGCTGAAATTTGAACAAGGAGCAAGAGATGAGCACAGAAGCACATAGAAGACTTATGGAGCAATTTGGAGACATTCCCGGACTGGCTCCTGAGCCCGCACAAGCACCAGAAGAACAACCTGCACCCAGGACACAAATGAGTGCACAGGAAAAGCTGTTACAGGAAATGCCAGATGCATTAGTGACAGACCTGCCAATGGATAAATTCGCACAGTTAGAAAAAGTAGAGGTTGTTGATGCTAACGGAAGAAGCTATACTGTAACACTTGACACAAAGGAGCAAGTCAGTTATAGTTTCGTTGACAACAATAAGACACTGCGAATCACAATATTTTAAGGAACACACATGGCGGTAAAGAAACCAAGAGCTAGAGCACCTAAAGCACAGATTCCTGATATGGCAGGATACGAATCGTGGAGTCCACAAAAGTTTCATTATGTGCGCACCAAGATGCGGGACTACATCTATGAAAACTTTAAACTGAGTGACTTACAGCCTGGCGTGTGGAAGTGGATGAAGAACGAAGGTTATTCCGCAGGTGATATCAAAGCTGCCAAAGCCGCTACCGGAACAGACAGTGTGAGAACAGTTGCGGCTATCTGTGTGCGCATGCTGGACATGGGTGTGCCTGACTACTACGAAAAGCATGCAGAGTATTGGGAAGGACTGGACGGCACTAACGGTGTCATGAAGCCTCTCACAGATTATATCAAAGCAGAAATTGACAGGGCTATTGAGAATGGTAAAGATGCTGTCGATGAAGAACAAGCAGAAGAACAGAAAAAAGGCTATACTCCTACCATTCAAGACCGCATCAGAGATCAATCGCAAGAAGCCTGTCATGCCATAGATGCATGGTTGGAAGGATATCGCGAAAACAAGAAAGACTTTAACTTTGCAGGACACTTTGCAGAAAAATCAATCACACAGGCACACGCAAGAAAAATACGTGAGTTCTATTACGGCGAGTATGAAGAATACTTAGAACTTGCGAACAGTATGCCCACACCGCAACAGATTGCAAAAATCACAGACGAAGCAGAAAAAGATCTTACACAACAGTTTAGAGATGCTTATTCGCATCTTAGCAAAACTGACATCAAAAAGTATCTGGAAGGATTAGAAAAAATCCTTGGAGCCTGTGACGTGGTCATTGACAAAGCAAAAACCACACGCAAGCCAAGGGTTAAGAAAGCACCTAGCAAAGACAAGCTAGTAGCCAAAGTGAAATACAAGAAGCAAGATGACACCTATCAACTTGTGAGTTTGAATCCGGTTGACATGCTGGAAGCAAATGAAGTGTGGGTGTTTAATGTAAAGACACGCAAACTTGGCAAGTATATTGCAGACAGCATGACAGGACCCATTTCGGTTAAGGGCACAAGTCTAGTGGGATTTGATGAGCATAAAAGTGTGCAAAAGACACTGCGAAAACCCGCTGACACGCTGAAGGAATTCAAGAAAGCAGGCAAGGTTGCTCTGAGAAAATTCTTGGAAGACATCGGCACTACAGACACAAAATTGAACGGTCGACTTAATACTGATACTATAATCCTGCGAGTGAACTGATAAATATATGTATGAGTCGTTCCAACAATATAGATCAATTAAAAGAGGGCATTAGTTCTTTAAACCAAGCCATTGAGAGTTTATCCGCTCAGCCCAGTTTGGCTGAGAACAGCATAACCGGTGATGCTATCCGTGGCGGTGTATACACCGAATTCCAAAGCACCGGCATTATAGACATTGCAAAAAACCTCGTAGTCAAAGTCAAGGATGACGGCTTACACGCAAAGAACATTCACACCAAAAACATAGTAGGCGATGTTGTTTTTCCTGGAAGCGTAGAAGTCCAAGGAGAACTTATTGTAGACACTTCTGGTCTTAAGGATGAAATACTGCTGGAAGTTGACAGTAAACTCAAAAACTCCAAAGCTAAAATCGATCATACTAGTATTCCGATGGGCGCCTTAAAAGGCAATCATATTAAAGGTGGAGTAATAGCTGATTTTTCCAGCATAGGAATCAAGGATAAATCTACTAGACTGCAAGTAGTAGTTAACGATTCAGGATTAGTAGTCGACAACATCAAAAGTGATGTGTTGTCAGTAAACCAAATAAATTCAAATGCCCTTGCTATCAATTCAAATACCAGAATTAACAACAACCTCACAGTTGCTGGAGAAATATTTGCAAAAAAAGTAAATGTTGAGGAATATGTCGCGGACACTAGATTAGAGAGAACTGAACCCTTACAGTTCCACGCAGACGAAGGCAGCAACATTTATGGCAAGGGACTGCTTTGGGTAGGAAACGGACCCACTAGACAGTTGCTTCTCAATCCAGATCCAGATAGATTTTACATGTCTGAGCATTTAGACATTCGCAAGGAAAAAGAATATCACATTGGCGGAGTCAGTGTTCTTTCAAAAGAAAAACTAGGCGACACAGTTTACTCCAGTAAACTAACCAAAGTGGGTAAACTGCAAAATCTAAAGACTTCAGGCAGCGTGGAAATAGATGAATACATATTTTACAGTCATGTCAGCAATAGACTGGGCTTTGGCATAGAAGAGCCAAATGGCACCATTGGTATTGCAAGCCTTGACAATGACTTTATAATTGACGTAGAAGGTACTTCCAGCAAGATTGGTAATTTTTCGTCAACCCCTCTAAACATTGTTACCGACAATGTTCCAAGAATACAAATATCAGCAACAGGCAACAAGATTGTGATTGGTTCTAACATAGAAACAAACACAATGATCCAGGGCAAACTTGGTATCAATGTAAACAGTCCAGACTGTGATATCGTTACAGCAGGGCCCGTAAAGTTCGAAGATAAAAAGTTTTCTGTAGGCACAGAAGCGCCAAAGCAAGGCGTGTGGAAAGAAGGCGACGTTGTGTGGAATGAAAAACCTAGACCAACCGGTTGGGTAGGTTGGGTTTGTATTCGTAGTGGTTCCCCTGGTGAGTGGAAACCGTTTGGGCAGATCGGTAAATGAAATGGTTAGCAAAGAACATCAAGAAATAATACAACAAACCAATATTTGGCAGTTGGCAGGCAGACTAATACCTATGGTATGCTTGGGGTTAGTGTTTTTTTCTTATTTAATAGGATACGAATCAGTGTTTGACGGCGCATTAGTACTAGTGGCAATATTGTTTTTCAGCCTGTCTGTGTATTGGTGGTGGTGGAGCACGATTAAAATCTTCCAACTGGCAAGACTGTTAAAAAACACAGAAGATAAGCTTGACAGCGTTAGTGACAATATTAAAGAAATTCAAAAAGAAATTAGATCAAGTCTAGAAGAAACCGGATCACGTTAAGGTGATCCAGCTCCTCCATTTGCAGTAATCCAAGCCGCTAATCTATCCAGTGCTTCGCCTACCGTGGTAGGAGCCGTACCGTTCCAGTCACTGGGATTACCTGGATTATAAACTAACTCTCCGTTAACGCCGTCAACTAGTAAATCGCTAGCATCACTGAAAACAGATCCTTTAATGTCGTTATTTATAGTACCTGTGTTTACCCATCTTGAAGTTCCGCCGTTGTAAACAAGGATGTCTCCGTCCGAAGGTGTTGGCACAACTACATCTATCAAATCATCTAGATTAGCATTAAGAGCAAGCTGGGTAGATGTTCCTGCAAGATTTGCAAGGGTGAAACTTCCTATCACCTGTCCGGCTGGATCAAAAGTTACGGTAGGACTAGGAAATACTTCATCTGATAGGCTAGTAATATGTCCTTCTGCATCAACAGTAATAGAAACCAAATTGCTTGTACCGCCGTAAGTTGCGGCTGAAACTCCGCTGGTTCCGTGCCCTATTGTGAGAATGTTTGGATTGCTAACAGTTATTTCGATCTGGTCTGCACCGATCAAATCTAGCTGTTCTCCTAAGTCCACCTGTTCAGTGTTGCTCTGGTCGTTTAAAATAATATAAGGCGTGTTAAGCTCTGTAGTTGGAATATTAGAAACAGAAATTGTAGGAGTTGCCGATTCTCCACTGTTGTTTGCCAGTGCGATTCCTGTGCCTGCAACTAAACTTTCTACATAGCTACCAGAAGTATTAGTGCCTAAAGCAATTTCACCATCAAATTCAGTTTCGATATTAATCGTTCCACTTAAATCCAAAGTGGCAGATCCAGTTATACCTGCCCCTACTGTGTTCGTTAAATTAAGAGTAGGCGTTGCTAGCGACACATTTAGAGCATCATTTGGTTTGTCTATTGCAAAAGTAATGCCATTAGCTTGTGTACCGTTAGTTATAAGTGTGTCAAAACTGTTTTCAACTCCAGTCTGGAAATCAGTGATAAACGCAACAGTGTGTTCATGGCTGTCGTTTACAACATTTGCTTCAAATGTGATATTGCTGGTTGCACCGTCTAAAACCACGTCAGGTCCTGTAATATCTCCATCAAGTGTAATTGTTACAGGAGTAGTAAAAGCATCTGCTGTATCAGCTGCTCCTATAAACTGTCTATTGGTGCCATCAACCAAAATTGCAGAATCAGCTCCTAATACGTCTCCTTGCACATTTCCTGTTACATCACCTTGAACAGCATCTACAGTGAAATTTCCTGAAACTTCTATGTCATTAAACAGTGATGTGCCGCTTGAGGTAATATCACCAACTACGTTGCCACTAAAACTTTGTATAGTTTCAATACTGTCAACTACCAGCGTGGCAGGTGTTATTGTCAAATCTCCAACACTTACATCATTCGCAGTCGTTGTGCCAAGAATCCATTTATCATCAGATTCGTCCCAGGCTATGATTGCATTATCGCCAGCAGCTCCACGTTCTATGATTATCCCGCTGTCGTTAACATTGTTTGTGACATTGCTGTTAAGCATTATGATGTTATCAGCGATAGTGGTATTTGTGGTTTCAATGGAAGTTACACTTCCGTAAACATTTAAATCTCCGTTGACAGACAAATCATTAGGAATAACCACATTATTAGGTAGCCCTAGTGTTATAGCGGCGGTCTCTGTTCCACTTCCTGTAACTTCAATTTGTCCAGATGCACCAGTGATAGTTGCTACATAATTACCAGTTGTCTTGGTGCCCAACTCGATGCTGTTGTTATCAACGCTGGCATTCAGCACGATGTTTCCAGTACCGTCAAATGTTTGAGCAGTTGCGGTTATGCCGCCGCCAGTAATGCTGAAATCTCTCGCAGTTTCTAGAGCAGTTGCGGTTGCAGCATTTCCAGTAGTGTCTTGATTTCCTTGGGCATTTACACCTGGCAAGTTGATGTCGGCCGTACCGTCAAAACTTACTCCACCTATATTCCTTGCGGTTTCCAAGGCAGTAGCAGTATCAGCATTTCCTGTCAATGAGCCTGTGATTGCAGCGTTTACAATTGTTGTATTTGCAAAATCTACAGTGGTTCCATTGTTGAAACTCACAGTATTTGAACCATTACCTACTAAAATATCCCCGTCGGTGGTAGCAATTTCTACTGTGCTTCCTGCATCCAGTGATATATTGCCGGTGTCATGAGTTAAAGAAATCTGCGTGGTAAAACCGTTAGTAATAGAAACAGACCCGCCAAAGGCGCTGGTAATAGTTAAATCTGAAATTGCTTGAAGACTATCAGAAGTTAAATCCGCAGTCAAGCTGGATATACTCAAAGTGTCAGTGTTAATCCAACGTCCGCCTCTATAAACAAATGCGTCTTCTTCTTGAACATTGTCAATATCAACGTCCAACAATCCTGTTAAAGTGGCAACATTCTGCACCTGAATGGTGCCTCCACTACTATAAGAAGTAAATCCTGTGGTTCCATCAATTGGGGTGGTTAAATCTTCATCGGAATACAGTGTAAAATTATTACTGTCTATTACATCAACGAAGTAACTATTACCGTTCAGTTCTGTTGTTCCTAGAACATCCTGAATGGTTATCTCGGCTCCGTTTACTAGCTGATGAGCTACTAAAGTTGTAACCTGAATTGGATTAGCTAGAGATATATTGGTAATTTCAATGGTCACATTAGACGCATCAATTCTTATCGTGTTGCTGTTAACCCTGGTAAGAATAATATCTTCACCTTGCACTAAATTGATAGAGCTGGTGTTTCCATTAATGTCTGTGAGGGTAAGATCCGTGGTGTCAACAGGTATAGATAAATCGTAGTCTACATTAATTTCAAATGTGTCTGATTCATCGTCGCCGTTAAAAGCCACTCCAGGACCTCTCACAATATTCAGTTCATCAGTGAAACTGTCCGCTTCAATAACTGTCTCAATAGTTGAACCGTCTGGCGACTTGAGAACAACCTTTCTAAAAAAATCGAAAAATGCTGCTGGCATTGGAAACTCCTGGTTTAGTTAAGTGTATTTATTCGAATATCCTTCTTTTTCTGCTTGACATGATAAGTAATATCATGTAATATTAATGCATTAAGAGGTCTTAGACGCTCATCCCTCTATAAATATTCTGCGCATCAAACTTACTCACGAGGAGGCAAGAGATGGGTATTAAAGTTAAAAGCACAAAAGTATATAATAATTTACCATGCGGACATGCACAGTATTTTGATGCAAATGCAGATGGCACTCCCGGACACTGTGCTCAAGTGCACGGTTATGATCGCTCAGTAGAATTCACATTTGCAGGCGATGTAGATGAACACGGATGGATAGTTCCGTTTGGTGGTTTAGCTCCTGTTAAACAGTTCTTGGAATATTACTTCGATCATGTCACTGTGTTACCTGCGGATGATCCCAGAATTGGAGATATTCCGCACACAATGACAGATACTGGTGGATTGTTAGGAACACTTCGAGTATTGCCAAGCGGTGTATCAATGGAAATGAGTTCACTGTTCATTTGGGAACATGTCAATCATTATATATACAAGATAACAAACGGACGTTGTTACGTGGAACGTGTTCGTGTGTACGAACATGATCGCAATGATGCAATGGTAGAAGTAGATGAAACTACTGCTAAAGCGGACGCACAGTGGAAAATGCCTTCGGGTGAAGCTCTTCCTATGAAGTCTCGCTGGGAGTACGAAGCACCACTTGATGCCATAGAAAGACTTCAAGGTTAATGAAGAAAAAACTCAGGAAACACACATTGGAAAAGCCACGTTATGTAGTTTGCCTAAAATATGGCAAAAAATATCCGCCTGCTTATGTGAATACATTGTATAACATGGTTAAAAGAAACCTAACACTAAACTATAACTTTGTGTGTTTCACTGAGGACCCTGAAGGACTCGATCCGCAAATTCACATCGAGCCACTGCCAGTCACAAAAAATGTAGAGGGCTGGTGGTATAAACCATTTTTCTTTAACAAAAATCTAGGTTTAGACGGCACTGTGCTGTTTCTGGATTTGGATATGGTTATCTTTAGGAATATGGATAATTTATTTACTTATAAGCCGGGCAAGTTCTGCATCATCCGCGATTTTAACAGATGTCGCAACCCAAATTATGATAAATTTAACTCTAGCATTTTTCGTTTAGACACAGGACAGCACAGCTATGTGTATGAAGAGTTTATGAAAGATCCTAGAACAAATTCTCGACGCTTTCAAGGCGATCAAGATTGGATCCGTTTTAAAATTAAAGAAGACTACGAATACTGGCCAGACGAATGGATACAGAGCTACAAGTGGGAGATGCGCAATCGTCCCAGAATGATACTTGATCCTCGCGGTGGAAGAAACTTTGCCGATGTAGGCGAGCCAGAAATTAAACCAGAAACCAGCATTGCCGTATTTCACGGTGATCCAAATCCACACAAATGCAATGATCCGTGGGTGATTGCAAATTGGAAATAAAGGCAGTATACTAAAGGCATGACAAAACGTATAGGCTTCGCATGCAAGTACATGCACCCTGATCAAGATCAGAAGAAAAAAGTGCTGGAAGAAATCCAGCGTCCCTTCAACACTCGTGCTACAACCGTGGCATGGCTTAACCGTCAATCTCGCGAGGATGCAGAACAGCGTCTATGGGAGTTGATGGAACATAACATTCAAAGTTATTATAATCTAATAGAATACGTAGGAGACTTACCACATGGACTTAGGATGGTACGGTTGGGCAGTGATTGTCTTCCTGTTTATACTGAACCTACTTGGAGTTACTTTTGGCGGCGTGGGGACGTTCGCCAGTATGCAGAACGAGCGTTCGCGGAGGTTGGCGCCTTGGCTAGGAGGCTTGACGTTCGTTTATCTTTTCACCCTGGCCAGTTTACTGTTCTTGCTAGTGACAATCCCGATATAGTAAATAGAAGCATAGAGGAGTTTGAATATCATGCCGATATGGCCAGGTGGATGGGTTACGGTAGATCATTTCAAGATTTTAAGATCAACGTACACATATCAGGTAGACAAGGTCCAGAAGGGATCAAAAAAGCCCTCAAGCGACTCAGCCCCGAAGCAAGAAATACCATCACAATCGAAAACGACGAAATGTGCTGGGGATCAGACGCCAGCATCGAATTGGTCGACCACTGTGCCCTTGTACTCGATATACACCATGAATGGGTCCGTGAAGGACATTACATTACGCCCCAGTCAGATAGATTTAAGCGCATAATGGACTCTTGGCGAGGTGCTCGTCGGCCGGTAATACACTATTCTCTCAGTCGCGAAGACCTTTTAAATTTGCATCCTGTAACTCAACGTCCTGATATGGCAGAATTACTGGATTGGGGTTACAAGAAGCAGAAACTGCGTGCCCATTCAGACTACATGTGGAACACTGCCTGTAATGACTGGGCACTTGAATTCTGGGAACATGCAGACATCATGACAGAAGCCAAGGGCAAAAATCTAGCCAGCATGGCACTATATAAATACGCTGTAGGAGAACACAATGAGTTACTTGAGCAAAATGTACGGCTCGAAACAGAGCCAGCCTAACGAATCCAACAAAAACCCAAATCGTGTAACAGGCGGTTTACGAGCACAAGGCGTAGATCGCTTTACGATGGTTGCCGAGGACGGATCGCACAAAGAAATTCCCACAGTTGATTACGTTCGCAGTTTGGAGGAGCAGTCAAAGAAACAGCGAGCAGCTATAAACGTCCTAGAACGCAAGCTAACTCGCTGTGAGTCAGAACTAGAAAATTTAAAAAGTGTAATTAGCCGTTCTTGATAGCCTTTATAATGTCAGCCTTGTTCATGCTGGCATTAGATTTAACACCTTTCTCTTTGGCAAGTGCAAGCAGATCACGCTTGTTCATGCTGTCTAAATCCGCACCCTTCCCAGCCTGAGCTTTCTTGGCAGGTGCTTTCTTGGCAGGCTTAGCCTTTGCCTTTGTTTCGGTTGCTTTAACCTCAGGTGCCTTTGCCACCGGAGCAGGAGCTGCCTTGGCAATTTCTGGCGTCGAGGGCATGTCGGAACCGAATAGTTTCTTTAACCATGTTAACATAATATACCTCCTTAAGGTAGAAATATTTAATAAATATAGTTCAAGGGGGATACAGAAATGGTTAAATCATGGATTAAGTCTAGACTGACAGAAAGAACTACATGGGACGGGGCAGGTCTTATCGTAATGGGGCTTGTTGCTATCTTTGCCGCTAACCTAGCAAAGTTTGCAGGGCTGATTGCCGTAGTATACGGTGCTTGGACACTTTGGAAAAAAGAAGACTAAAGTGTATCTTTTTGAGAAGTCTTTTGAAGTACATAAAGAGCCCTTTCTATATTTTACTATAGAAAATGCCCTAGAAGAATCTGTAGCAAATACTCTACTAGCCACCTACTTTTACAAAAAGTCATCTATTTGGGAAAAATTTATAAGCATACAGTTAGATAAATTAAAAGATACAGTTGAACTCTTTGATAACAAGTTTAATTTGCTGTTTCACGATTTAGATTATGAAATAAATTTTCCTCATTATGGACCAAATGGTGGCAAAATTATACGTGATTGGCACATAGACGGTTGTACTAAAAAGTATCAAATCATTTATTATCTAGGTGGGGCAGATCCGGCCGGACATACTGAATTGAGTAATGAATCAGGCACTCAACAAAAATTATTACCATTTAAGCATAACAGAGTGTTAGTTTTTCATAACACAAGAAAAAAATGGCCAAGTTGGCACAGATTTTTTGGTACAACGGAATGTTACAGACTTACATTTAACATGCCGTTGTTATATAAATTATAGTTTGTTAATAGGAATATCTGAACTGGCAGATAAGTCCCAAACACGCTTTCTTTCAACACCTCGCTTCTGAGCAAATTTTTTTGCATCGCAGTTTGAGCAACAATGGAAATAATTGTTGTTTAATCGCTTTGGATCCATTTGGCCACGCTCTCTTTCAAATGTTTCTGAACAACTGTCGCATCTAAACACCAACACGGTTTTGTTGCGATAATAAGCATGCTCCGCACCCAGTTTTGATTTTCTAAAATGTTTGGTTTTCACCGTATATTGTTCAAGAAACACAGTGTATTTACATTAAGATTATAAAAATATCCGGTAAATATAACATAGAGGACACATTCGGAGCAAATCAATGGCACAACAAGAAATCGATATCGGTACTGAAGGTAATGACGGAACTGGTGACAGTATCCGTGAAAGTTTTAAGAAAGTCAACGAAAACTTTCAAGAACTTTATGCAGTATTCGGAGTGGACGGGCAAATTGGATTTACAGATCTTGCCGATACTCCTATTTCCTATTTTGGAAACGAAAATAAGATTCCTGTAGTAAACGGTACATCAAGTGGATTGGAATTCAGAGAGTTTGCCAGTAACAGTGATCTAGACGGTTCGCCCGACACTATTGGCTTTGACTACAGTGTTAGTGGCAAGGTTATTGTTAAACAGGAATTTATCGATATCAACCTAGATAAGTCACCTGAGGCTGGCGGCCCCATTGATATGGGAGGCTTTGCTCTTGCCAATGTGGGTCTAGATGCGGACGCTGTTAACAACTATAATGCTATTCATTCTGTGTCAGGAACAATATCTCTAGATGACCTTGTGATTAATAAAAGATTTGCAGATCTAACTTATCAGAAAAAGTTCACTGTCGGCGGCGGAATACGATTAGAAGACGAACCTGTTAATACAACAGAATATTTTAAAACTATAACTTCTTTTACAACAGGTGCAGGAGATGCAGCTGGGAATATAGAAATTACCGATCACGGTTATACTGATGATTTTACTGGACTTGAATTCAATCTGCGTTCAGAAAATGTATTACCTACCGCTAGAGATTCTGATAACTTGGTTGTGCAATATGATAGTACAACTGCATTCTATATGCGAGTACGAGACGAAGATACTGTATCGGCTCATCTAACTGAAGCAGATGCTGTTGCAGGCACCAACAAGATTGAACTAAGCGGTGGTACAGGACCCTTCAGCCTTGTGGATGCAGATTTCAACAGCAATCTAGAAGGCAATTGGCTCGACTCGGTGCCGCTTCCTAGAAAAAGTGTAGTTCGTCGTCAAGGCGACACAATGACAGGGCCTTTAAATCTCAGCGATCACCCAGGAGCACTACGAGGAGCAGGAACTCCAAATGCCGAAGATGATCTTCAAGCCGCTACCAAACTGTATGTAGACAATCTCAGTTTCGAAAGCAAGTTTAATCTGTATGTAAGCACAGGCGGTTCTGATGATCAAACAGCAACACCCGCAGGTAGCGAAGGCCGAAGCGAAAGCTATGCTTACAAAACAATCGCCGCAGCCTGTAGAAAAGCTGAAGAAATCATTCTTGCAAGTCCATATGTGCCAGGACCATACATGCAAGATATTACTTATGGGGGCGGAGAAGCCGTCGCTGAAGTAATCACAGCAGGTGTTGAAAACCCAGTTACAAATCGATCAAATGCAAAAGCTCTGATTGAACTTAACAAAGATTTTATTGCAGCAGAAGTTACTGCTTATGTAGATGCTCAATTTCCCGACTTTGACTATGATAGAGCAATTTGCCAACGTGACATTAAACTTATATTAGACAGCATAGCCTTAGATATTATGACTGGGGATAATGCTAATTATCTAAGTCGATGGGCTGGATTTAGATATTATTCATCTAAGTCTGGACAAATTGCTGTTAAGACACAATTAGAGGAAACTCTAGCAGGAATAGAGCATGCTAAGACTATTGTTACCCAGTTCATTATAACTAACACTGCGGTTAGCAGTCCATTACAGAGTAGATTTTCCCAAGTAGCAGATCCTGCCCTTGTGGTAGACTCTAACGCAGAGACAGCAATCGCAAATAAATTCGACACAGTGACTGACATAATTCAAAACGGATTATTCACTGCTGACCCTGTAAGAGACGGTGCTACATCTTATAAACTAAATCTTACAAACGGCAATCAAGGCACAGTTGACCAAGCACGAGTCGGTAATGTTGATATAATTCCTGGCAAGGTTATACGTGGTAAAACATCGGGTGCTATTGGACAGATTGTGAATTATCTAACTGCTGACGAAAGCAGTGAAACGTTTGATTATGCCCTGCTGAATTTGCTAGAACCTATTGAATTTATTCCGGGCGAAGAACTGGAATTTGGAAATATTGTAAGAGATACACAAATCAGCATTAGAATAGAAAGCGGTGTGTATGAAGAAGACTATCCTATACGAGTTCCGGCAAATGTTTCAATCAAAGGAGACGAATTTAGACGCTGTATCATCAAGCCAAAGGACAGAAGATCTCAAAGTCCAAATGCTAACATATTCTTCTATCGAGACAGAGAATTTGACGGACTAGTACTAGGACGTTCTGAAATTGAGACCATAGGATCTTATCAAAATGTAGGAGCCAACGGCACTAGATCTTCAGCCGCTGGTACATATACCATTACAGACACTGATTATATAACAACCGGATATGGTTCTGCGGCAATATTCGAAGTCACTGTTGCAGGTGACGGAAGTGTCACTGTTACTGTAGAAAATAGCGGACAAGATTTCCGAGTAAACGATAGAATTACAATAGACGATGCTGTGCTAGGAAATACCGGAGCACCGAATATTAGTTTCTTGGTAACCAGTGTTCCAAATGGTGTTGAATATCAAAATCCTCTGACAGGCACAATCGATGGATACTTTGGCAGACACTATCTTTCAAATCCTGCAGACGAAATAAATGTAGGACAAGGTTTAGTTAATATAGGACGCTGGAATACCCAGGCACAGGCCCTATTAGACAACAAAAACTTTATTGCCGAGCAAACAGACGAATATTTAGATTCAAGCAATACTGGAATTTTCGGGCAGTACAGCAGATCTGTATTCAGACAGAATATTAGAAACTTAGTAGACTCTGTTGCAGAAGATTTAATCAACGGTGGATTAGAATTTGCTTTAGAAAATCAAGGTGTGTGGTTCGACTCGCTGTCGTTATATAGCGGAATCGAAACAGAAATACAAGATGCAATCGATCACGCTTCTAGCATTATGCAATCAATATTATTAGGCGTATCACCGACAACTTATGGATCTAATTTAGACTATCCTCTAGCAGATTTATTTTACGGCGATACTACGCCTGCAGAATGGGAACAAAACAAGCTATACAGACTAAATGATGTTGTCAGTTTCACTATTGCAGGCACGGAAAGAATATTCAAAACTTCTGTATTACACGAGAGTGGCACAGTTTTTGATACTGCTGAAATTAATTTATATTGGGAAGAAGTCATAAGACCAGAAGATACTGTGGATTCTTTGGTTACTTTGATTAAATTTGCGTTCGACTCGGCATATAATCCTCCACTGAACAACAAAGATATTGATGTGTTCTTGATGAACGATTCTACTATCTTGCGAAACATAACCGTTCAAGGACACGGCGGATTTATGTGTGTGCTAGATCCTGAAGGACAAATCCTAACAAGGTCACCGTACATACAAACAGGCTCTAGTTTTACACAAGGAATTAACAAACAGTCGTTCAGAGGCGGATTATTCGTTGATGCATTCTGCGGAAATTCTGCATTGCAAGTGGTAAGCAAGGAGGCTGGAAGTCCATTTGTGTTAAATGTTCAAAGTTTAGCAGGACAGGGTCTGTTTATTCGACGTCCAGAAACACCTAGTGCTTTCTACATAGACGGAAAGAGATTCCAAGTTAATACTGTTACAAATTATGATCCAGATGCAGGAACTGCTGTATTAGTGCTAGATCCTACTTCAAATGAAGGACAAGGATTTACTGGTAGCAGCAATCTAGTTTTAGGCGGAGTTGATTTAGACGACCTGTCTAGTCCTATTCCTATTACCATGCAAACCGCTGGTAACAGAAGCATGCTGGGCAATGACTTTACTCAAATTAATGATTTGGGATATGGGTTAGTGTGCGTAAACGGAGGCATATCAGAAATGGTGTCAATGTTTACATACTACTGTCATACATCGTATTATGCTAAAAATGGCTCAGAAATTAGATCATTAACTGGTTCTAGTTGTTATGGTGAATTCGGACTAGTAGCGGAAGGCGCTGATCCTAACGAAGTACCTGATGTTATTACACTACAAGAAGATTTAAATGTTGCGGCACAAACATTTTCTGCGGAAATTATTTTGCGGTTGTCTGGGAATGCTTCTGTAACAGCTGGTGAAACTATAACACAGGCTGGCACGAATGCTACAGGTGTTGTTAAGAAATCCTCTGCGAGCACATACATTTATCTTGACACAATAAGCGGAACTTTTAATACCACAGGCACACTGACGGGAAGCACAGCAGGTGCAATTACCCCAACAGTTGAATCAGTTGTTGCTGACACCTATCAAAACCTAGAAGAGCAGTTGTTTTTGTATGCATATGACTTTGTGGAGCCACCCAGCAATAATTCAGAATTTGATTTATATCATGCTGGAGAAAACAGAGTTGGAAGGTATAATGTAACCAGCATAGAAGAAAATGCAAACCATGTGATAGGTGGCTATTTAGAATTTGGTTCAACGTTGCCTGTGATATCAGCTCCAGCCTCTGGAACTAGTGCTATCTTTAATATTTATAAGTCAAAAGAATATGGATACACAGTTGAATTATTACAGGGCGGAACCGGTTATTCGGCGGGCGATACTTTCACTGTGTCAGGTGAGGAACTTGGCGGATCAACGCCGACAAACGACGCCACCGTTACAATAGATTCAGTTGATGATAACAATGTTATCACAGGGTTGTCAATAACTGGTGCTATAGCAACTGACGGATTAACTCCACAATACAGCGGTAAGATTTACAGATTAAACTTTTCAACCGGAGAAGAAGATTACAGCTCAGAAGGTCTAATAGCCGCAGTTGATTGGGGTGATTTTATTGACTACAGAAGAAACACCCAATTTATTCTTGACAATATTAACAGTTTTAGAACTCTAAATATTAGACCTAGCACCGCATTAATATTCGATGAAAATCCTGAGTATGTTTATAGATCTATCAGTTTTCAGGCGGCAGATGCCACCGGTGCAGAATTGCCGGACGATCAAACAGCCATCGGAATAGATGCCGCTTATGATTATATTCGATTGATTGTAGACGATGCTAAGGCAACGGAAGCAATTGGAAACACCCTAGACACAGCAGGTCTTCCTTTGACAGGTGGAACAACAAAGGGTAACACCGCAGGCGATACCACAATTGCAATCGTAGCCGCGGCTGATCCAAATGAAATTTACAGACTCAATAATAACGCTAGAACACCTGTGGCTAACAGACCAGAAAGCCTAACAGGCAGTCTAGTAGAAGCACCAGTGATCACGTGGAGAGGTAAGAAATTTTATGTGTTCAACTATAGAACAGTTACCTTGGACGGCACCGATGAAGTAGAAAGACCGTTTGACGACTTTACTAAAGCAGGCAACGAGTATGCTCTAGTGGATATTGAAGAAACAGGCGAGTCCATTAACTCTGCATACACAGGATCAGGACTGCCTGAAAGTGTTGTTGTACCAGGAATTACCAATAATCTACGAGCAGGTATTGTAGCAGGATCCGGTGGTGATATAACAATTAATATTTCAACTTGTAGAGTTACAGGACATGACTTCCTTAATGTAGGAACGGGCGGCTTTAACACCAGTAACTATCCCAATGTGATTTTTGGACCTCCTAGAGAGCCTGATCAAACCAAAGAAGTTCGCGAACGTGGCAAGGGCCGTGTGTTCTATGTGAGCACAGACCAAAATGGTGTGTTCCGAGTAGGACGTTTCTTTAGTGTAGACCAAGGTACTGGTACGGTAAGTTTCTCTGCAAGTATTGCACTGTCAAATGTAGACGGTATAGGATTCAAGCGCGGTGTAACCATTACGGAGTTTTCCACAGACAGCACCATGCAAGACAATGCATCCGATTCGGTGCCAACAGAGAGTGCCGTAAGAGGATACCTTGACAGAAGATTAGGTTACGATGTTAACGGATCGCTAGTACCAAATCCGTTAGGTCCTAGCGTGTTAGCTGCTAACGGCGCTGTGCCAATGACAGATGACTTAGATGCAGCTGACAATAGAATAAACAACTTATTGTTCCCAGCCAGTGAAACTGATGCAGCTAACAAAGCATATGTAGACGGAAGGGTGGAAGCCACAGACAGTTTAACCGATTTGCAGGATACTAATCTCAATAATATTCAAGAGGCACAACTGTTAGTAGCCTCTGGATACAAGAGAATTTCAATAGATGCAGATACTATTGTGAATGGACAGTTCCTCAGAGGTGACACCATAATAGGAAGCGAAAGCGGTGCAGAGGGCACAATTGAAGATGTATATTCTGGCACATCGTCCGATGGCGCAATTGTTAATATCATATATACTCCTGTTTCTGGGGTGTTTAGCAGTGCAGGAGGAGTCGGTCAGGACACTGTGGAAGTTACCGGCGGTGCGCAGGGTGTTTGCATAGACGGTCCTGACGACGAATGGATGAATGCAGTGTATGACAATGCGGCAGACATAGAATTCAGCATACTTAGATCATCAATTGAGTCCGGCGGATCAGTAACTGATAGATTCTTAACCCTAGATATTCAATACAAGCCAGGATCTATATTCAACGCTGATGTTGCATCCAATGCAGCAATATCTCAGAGCAAGTTGAATATGAACACTGCGGGAGTATTAGAGGATGCATCAGGAATTAGCCAAGGCGACTTAGGCCTATCTGCATTCAAGGACGTAGAGTTCACAGCCACTGACGGATTCATTGAGCTTCAAACAGCCAGTTCGGATACCACTGGTATACAACCAGAAAAGATAACTTGGATAGACGATCAACATGTGGTAGCTAGACTGGACTCATCTGGTACGCCGGCACAAAAAGGTCCTGTAGACACTGTTAGTTTTAATGATGTGGTTAACGTAGGGGGAGGATTACTTCACTCTGACATTCCTGACAACGATGCAGGATCTGTGATCAGGACTGGTGCAGAAACTTACGATATCACAGCAATAACCACAACCGGAGCCAGTGACAGTATTGTAAAAACCACTTCCAATGGCACGGTGCAAGTACAACAATTAGTAGTGGGGTCGGACCCAGCTTATAAGATATTAGACATAGACGGCACAAATATTGTGTTTACCACTCCTGGACAAGGTCCGGTATTCACAGCAGAAGGTCAAACTGATGTTGAAATAAGAGTAGGCGGCAAAGTTGACGTGATCGGAGACGGTGTTGCCCTTGACGGCACCAGTGACAGTAGCCTCAAAACCAACAGCACAAGTTTTAGCACAGCTAAATCACTTGCGGCACGTTGGATTTACTCAAGTTTCATTGAAGCACCGGACGAAAAGAACGATTATTCAAGCGGAATATCAATAGGCGGCGGCACTGGTATCACTCAGGAAGGTGAAGTTGCGGTATTTGTAGCTGATATACCATCTAATACTACTAGGGCTCCGTTCATATTTTCAAAGAACGGTGTAATACCTGACGAGACGGCAGACACTGCCCTTACAGGATATGATATAGGCGGACCAAGTGATCGTTACAACACTGTGTATGCTAGAACATTTACTGGAGGCAGCTTCAACACTGAAAACATACTGCCACTTTCTAATAATGCTTACAACATAGGATCAAATGGCAATCAGTACAATACTGTATATGCTAACCTGTTCAGTGGTACAGCACTAGAAGCATATTATGCAGACTTAGCAGAAAACTATGCAGCCGATGCGCAGTACGAGCCCGGCACAGTAGTGGTTATCGGTGGTGATGCTGAGATTACACAAAGCACCACAAAGGATGATCACAAAGTTGTTGGAGTAGTGTCAACAAACCCTGCGTATCTTATGAACAAAGATCAAGAAGCAGACCATGTGACTGCGGTTGCCCTTCAAGGAAGACTGCTGTGTAAGGTAATAGGCAAAGTTGAGCGCGGTGACATGTTGGTTACAAGTGCGGTTCCAGGGCATGCAATGGTCAACAATGATGCCAAACCTGGCAGAGTAATAGGCAAAGCCCTAGAAAGCAAACACAGCAGTGACAGAGGCGTTATCGAAGTGCTGGTAGGCAAACATTAACTGCGTGAAAAAGTATACGGATAAATCAATAAATACATGTATAGGAAGATATAATGGCTGATAGATTTCCACTGATAGTTGACAGCAACGACGGTAATCAAATCAAGGAAATCCCTGCAGGGGATAATCTTGATCTTCGTGATGTGTCTATTATCAATGTAAAAGATGTAGATACGCAAGGCACACTGAATGCCGCTATCTTAAAGGTAGCAGACGTGCAGGTAAATCCTGACAACTATCTAAAGAAAACAGGCGACCTTGATTTCTACGGTGGAAATCAATTTAAATTCTTACGAGTCGGCGGTGACGGAAAAAGCATAGACTTTATAGGTCTTGAGGAAGCGGGGTTATTGAATGGTGAATTTACAGGACCAATATACCCAGATGTAGACGGCACACTGCAAGTGGGCAAGGATGACAGAAAATGGGCAGAAGTTAATGCCTTGGTCATAAATGCTGACACAGTAAATGCCGATCTAAAAGACAGCCAAGCCAGACTGATTTATGACTTTCAGACTGGGTTTCTTTACACCTATGAAGACGGGCAGAGGAAAAAATTAATTTCCGAAAATAAAGCCATTGTGTACAGCATAATATTTTAAGGAAGTTCTATGAGTTTACAAGAAATCAAAATTGGTAACTTTGCAAATGACGGCACCGGCGATGATCTTCGCGAAGCCTTTCGCAAAGTAAACCTAAACTTCCAAGAGCTTGACCTCAGAGACGACGAAAGCACAACCGCTTCTAACATAGGCGAAGTGGGAGAAGGTGTCTTTGGTCGTAAACTGGGTTACGAATTGCAATTCAAAAAACTGGTTGCCGGCAAAGATATTCTGTTATCCAGTAACGATGATAGAATACTAGTAGAAGCAAACGGTGGTGTAAAAAGTCTTTTAGTAATCAGTGACAACGGAAGTGTGTTCCTCGATGAAGTTGCCAGTTTAACAGTGTCTGGTACAAACGATATTGAAACAAGCATCGTAAACGATAACAATCTTCAAATAAGCTATACAGGCAGCACAGCACTTGTAAGTGACACAGATCCTAAATTGGGAGCTAGTTTAGATGCCCAAGGATTTGATTTAACCTCAGTGGGCACATTAGACGCAAATACCATTATAGGCAATTTTGTGGGCAATGTATTTGACCAAAATCAAAATTTAATATTTGACCCAGTGACTGGAGTGATAAATCTCAGTAAAAACAGACTGGCTGATTTACTTGATGTTGATAATAAACCTGCACTGGAGGGTGATGTTCTTAAATGGGATGGAAGTAAATGGACGCCAGCGCCTACTAGCACAGATCCTTATGATTTTGATTTTGGCGGCATTTATTATAATATTACCAGTATTACTGAATGGTTAGCTGCTCAAAACGATATTGATTTTGGTACAATTACAGATCCTTCTCCGTTTGTTGTTGACCTCGGGTCTATCTAAATTTTTGCAATAAATACTGTAAAGGGATTCGCAGAATGACAACACCTCTATGGAATGTGCCCAATGGGCAAGAATTAGCACAAATAGTCGAAGGCAATGATATTAATATCAAACTGCCCACTATAGAAAATGCTGATGTCGACCTAGAGCTAATAAGCGGTACCTTACCTCCTGACACAAAACTAGTTAACGGATTTGTTCGCGGACCCCTATCCGAAGTGGCGGTTGACACTGTGTTTGAATTTGTGGTTCGTGCACACCTAAATGGATATTTTGATGATCGATCTTTCAAGCTGGTAGTAACTGGTCCTGATGATCCAAAATGGGTAACCAATCAAGGATTGCTTCCTATAGGACCAAACGATACATTCTTTATTCTAGACAACGAATTAATAAATTTTCAACTCATTGCACAAGACGATGATATCGCGGCAGGTGAGGAACTGGAGTATTTTATAGGCAACGACGGCGGATCCTTACCTCCTGGTTTAGAATTAACCACGGATGGCAGAATAATAGGAACAACCGAACCTTTACTCAGCTTAGATAGACGCAATGCACAAGGAGGATATGATATGTCTCCTTTTGAAAACACAATTTTTGACTACGGGTTGCGTTCAACAAATGGATACAGCACATTCTTCTACGACAGTATTGGATACGGATTTTTTGAAGCCACACAAAATTTAAGAAAGCTTAACAGATATTATCCGTTCGAGGTAAGTGTAACAGATGGCAATACCATTGTTAAACGTTCTTTCAAAATTTATGTAGTAGGCGATGATTTTCTAAGAGCTGACAACACTATCATGGAGGCCGATACTGGTGTATTTCGTGCAGACAACACTCACATTAGATCACCAGTATGGATTACTCCTAGGGACCTTGGATATAAGCGTGCTAACAATTATACTACAATTTTCTTAGATGTGATAGAAGATGAAACATTGGAAGGGGTGCTACAATATACGCTTCAAGATTTAAATGATGATGGTACACCGTCGGAATTGCCTCCAGGCTTAGAATTATCAAGAATAAGCGGCGAAGTCTACGGATATATTCCTTATCAACCTGCGGTTACAAAAAACTATAAATTTACCGTTAATGCCACCCGTTATGATTTAAACCTAGACGATGTTATAATTAATGGCACTTATTACGAAGATACATTCATCGGTGCAACAGGATTTAAGATAGCAAAAATAGACCTCACCGGAGACATTGACGGGGTAAATGATCTTGTAGAATTGATTGGACGAAATTTGTTTATCAACGGATTTTATTATAAGGTGATAGGAGTAGACAATAATGATCCTGACTTTGATGTAATATTCTTAGACGACAGCCTAGCTCCAAAAAGCAGTGTAGTTGTATTTGAAACAGCACCTATAGGACAAGACTTTGTTTACGTTTATAGAATGCCACAGGATCAACGTGAGGAATATATAGGACGCACATACAATTTTAACACTTCAAACGAATTAGTGGTTCAAAATATTACTCCTATGGTGACTTATCAAATTGTGTCTCCTGAGTTAAGTTTGATCAGCAGTGCAAACTTCTTAGATCAAATCATTGAAGCATATGAAAGACCAGCTGACATATTACCACAGAATTTTGATCCTTCAGCATTCTACAAAGATTATTCCATAGAAGTTGCAGATGCAAATACGTGGTGGTTAACCGTCAAGGAAACAACATATACAAAAAATATTGCCAAACTAGAAGAAAATGCAAATGAAATATTGGGCGATTCTACTTCTGTGCTCACGGTAACCAAAATACAAGAGTTTTTTGATAGAATGAGTTTTGATAAAAATCTTCCTCTAAGACTTAATCAAGGAAGAAACATTGGACTTGCTCTGTTCAGAGGTGACAGTTTCCAGGAAAGAATAACGATTACAAATACTGACGAGGTTATTAGGCCTAGCAGTAATAAAACATTTGAACTGCGTGTTATTGGAGAAATTGATTCTAATATAAGTTGGATAACAGACTCTGACTTAGGAAGCATCAAAAAAGATCTGCCTTGCCTTATACAATTGCAAGCAGAAACAACAGTACCTAACGAACCCTTATTTTACACTGTGACAAGAGGAAACTTCCCAGCAGGCTGTGTTCTCAGTTATTTAGGAAACATTATAGGAAGACCTACGTTGGAGGATACTGGCACAGATGAATTTGCACAGAGAACTTATACCTTTACTGTGAAAGCAAGAGATAGGTTTAATTTAGTGGCAATTGAGCGGGAATTCACCCTTACTGTTATAGAAGATGATAAAACTCAATACACAGATATCACAGCCAAACCTATGTTATCTGCTGATAAAAGGGCAGAGATTCAAAACTTTTTGCGTGATCCCGAGGTGTTCTTGCCTAGCAGCATTTATAGACCAAATGACCCGGAATTCGGCGTTGCCTCACAAATAGAAATGATTGTGTACAACGGAATTGAAAAGAAAAACATCGAAGAGTTTGTGGGTGCAGCCGCTAAAAACCATAAGCGAAAAAAGTTTAAATTAGGTGCACCAACAAAAGCAATTGCAAGGCAACCTGGTACAAGAGACACAGTATACGAAGTGGTGTATATACCGGTAATAGATCCATATGAAACTGACCGAGGGCAGACACGCTCTCGATTTGAAATAACCACAGGAAACAAAATCACAGTTGATTCACAATCGTATGCTAGCATAGATGATCCTAATGCCATAGGTCAGGGCGGTGATGCTATTCCAATTTATACTCGTGATACTGTGAAATTTGTTTTTGAAGGTAAGCAAGACACACTGATTATTGAAACTCGTGATTCTACGTTAGAAGTGAACAGCGACAATAATGATTTTGACATAGAATTAAGAAACGGAACTGATTTAAGTGTTACACTGGAAATTTTGGATGCAGATACAAAACGCCTTAGACCAAAGCCAACTAACACAATAAAGGCAGACAGCGACGCTGTAAAAATAAGTCAAAGCAAAGATAATGTGAGATATCTTTCCAGCATAGAACATATGCGAGAAAATATAAAAACACTGGGCAAGACCGATAGAGAGTATTTACCTTTATGGATGAGAACGCCACAAAATGGGTTCCAAGAGTTAGGGTATGTAAGTGCTATACCATTATGTTATTGCAAACCTGGAGCCGCTGACGATATCATAAATCGTATTAATTTTAATGGTTACAACTTCCAAAGCATAAATTTTGATATTGATCGTTATATTGTAAAATCGTCGCTGGACAAATCAGACGAAACATTCATTCTTTTTGCAAACTATCAATTTAATGTATAATTACTAGTATGTTTAATCCACTTGTAGATGATTTTAAAACACTGTCAGATGCAGAAGTAGAAGAAAAGATTTCTGAGCTGGGCAGAAAATACTGGATGACTCGCAATCCCCAAGTGCAAGAGCAAATAGCTGTGTTACTGGAAATGTATCGCCAGGAAGCACACACTCGCAGGGCACAACAATACCAAAAAAGTCAAGATGACGACGATAACGATCTTGACAGCCTTATCAATATCAATTAAACTACACAGATGCTTATGAAAACAGATGAACTGGGTATTCCTAGATTTTCCAATCGCGATCTCGTTGATATGATCTACTCGGGGCATGCAGATAAGGTACATGTAGTTTTATGTGATGCCAACGATGATGTAGATCGTTTCAATGCCGCCATGGAAGAACAAGGTCTTCCAAAGCTACAAAAGTATATTCCATTAGATGTAGATCAGAAAACCTTTGACGGTGCGTGTCAATCAGAATGGTTCATGCCTGAGAAATATAAAAATATTGATATACAAGCCGAAGTTATGTCACGACTAATACACAAGTTAAACATTATTGATGCATATGAAATGCAAGAAACAGTAGAATGGCAAAGAGTATGTGAAGAACTCGCAGAGTTTGAAGGTAGAGGAATGATGAACTTGCTACGCTATATGATTTACCTTGTAGACTACATGCGTGAGAACGATATTGTGTGGGGTGTAGGTCGCGGAAGCTCAGTTGCATCATACGTATTATATTTGATAGGTGTGCATCGAATTGATTCGATCCAGTACGACCTAGACTGGCGAGAGTTCCTGCGATAAATATACGCACATAATGGGAGATTATCATGGCTAATAAATCATACAGAACGCTGAGAGGTAAAACCGTAGATATGGATTTACTTCAAAAGAAGAATGAACTCACACCCGCAGTGGGAAACGCTAGAGTAAATGCTCGCGGAGACGAGTTAGGTCCTGGTGGACAGATCGTTAAAAAGCGTGAAGACCGCATGAAGGAATATTACAACGTAAATGTTGCAAAAGAAAGCTCAGGTCGCGCCAAAAGAAAAGACCAGGAGCAACCTACTCCTGCATCCTCTGCAAAGGTTGAGGAAGTAACAGCGGCAGAACAGGAAATGATTGAAGAATTTAACGAAGAGCCAGAATGGCTGGAAGACGAAAACGGAAACTTTTACAAGAAAGGTGACAGATGATTAACATTAATGCTATCGAAGGTGATTTAAGACCAATCAACGATCGTGTGCTGGTAACTGACATGCACTTCGGACAACAAACCACACAAAGTGGTATTATCATCGCAGACGATGACGGCACCACAAGAGGTATCTATCCCCGCTGGGCACAAGTATATGCTAAGGGTCCAGAAAACTCCGACGACTATGCCGAAGGAGATTGGATTTTAGTGGAGCACGGTAGATGGACAAGAAGTGTGTTATTAGATGTAGACGGTGACGAAGTTGAAGTGCGCATGGTAGAAGCAGAAAGCGTGTTGGCTGTAAGTTCAGAAAAACCACAGGGAGTACAGTTCGGGGATGGCGATTGATCAGGAACGGCTAAGAGCTCTAAACACACAGGACATAGAAAAACGAATCCAGAAAATGGATGATAATCTCCTACACATTGATGACAAAAGAATGCAATTAAAAAGCATGGAAACAATTGCTGCGTTACATGCAGAATTAGCAAGAAGAAAGAAAGGCGTAAGATGACAAACCCATTTAAAGATGTTGACAAATTTCAAACAGCGTGCGACCAAGAGCCCAGTGACGCAAACTACAAAATGTACTTGTCGCTTATCGACGAGGAAGTAGGCGAGCTAGCAGATGCTGTAGCTGTAGATGATAAAGTAGAACAATTGGATGCACTAGTAGATATTCTAGTTGTTACTATGGGTGCTATTCGTGCCGCGGGCTGGGACGGCGAAGCGGCTTGGAAAGAAGTAATGGAAACAAACTTTGATAAGATTGATCCATACACAGGCAAAGTTCGAAAGAGAGTTGACGGGAAAGTTCTAAAGCCAGAAGGTTGGACAGCTCCTAACTTGTCACAATTTATCAAATAATCATTGACACTGCCTGCTTTCTAAGTTATACTTAAAAGGTATAAGAGGTGTTTATGAAATTTCCAACTAAAAACCCAGGACTAAACACAACAGGTGTTACAGGCATTGTG